TGTTTCCCATTTATGAGGATTGGCAGGGGTGGCACCATTCTCATAGTTTTCAGTAATACCAGGCCAGGCCGGTACTTTAGTTGGCCCCGGTGACCCGCCTACCCAACCATTCCCAGTATGTCTTCCTTGGAAATGAAAGGGCCACCCACCAGCCTCTTGAAGGTCATAGCTGACGTCTTTTTGTAATACTGGTGTAACATATTCATTTTTTCTTGTTCTAAAATTAAAACGTTTACTTCCCGACACTGGATCTAAATTATAGTGACCAGAATTATAAACTTCAAACTCCTGTACTTCGTTTGCTGATTCTGTATTGACTTTAGTGACTTTAATTAAAACATTAGCTCTTGCATGATCTACGTTATAATACAACTCATCACCAACTGCATACCCTGCACCACCATTTACAATCTTTCTTATACGTTGAGTAGGCGGGAATGGTACATCATTTTGTACAAATTTATCTCTATCAGTTGCTAACGCTGTTGCGTTAGCTCTAAATGTTTCTGTGATTGTGACGTTTGCAATTTTCATTGCACCTTCACCTGTAACTGCATCTGTTAAGAAGTCTCTTATAAGATCAGTTACAGTTAGGTAGCCAGTTCTTTCAACTGCTGTAAATTGCTTCTCTAACCTTCTATCAGCTGAAGTTAACCATACGGCAGGGTAACCGGTCAAAGATGAAGTAGTGCTAATAGGCATGTAAAATCTCCAATACGTTACTAAGTAATAACATTATTATCTATTTATCCAATTCCAAAACAAACCTTAAATAGCAGCATAAAACTACTTCTGAAGCATTGGGAACCATCCATTTGGTCCATAAACATACACACGGTTATCAGTTTGCAGCCATACCATTTTTCCAAAATAACCCAACAACGGTAAGGACGTAACAATATCCATATGTGCTCCTTGGTCTGTAATAGCCGGAAAATACATTAACTCTAGCTTAACAGGATCATTTGCTAGATAACTATCTAAACTAGTTATTTTGATATAGACATTTTGATTAGGTGGATCCTCTAGATTAGCCCATATACTATATTGACGGCTCTGAAAACTCGATCCGTCATTAAGAACCACGGTGCCATCGTCCACTAAATGGTCTGGTGTGGCTACAAATGTATACGGATTATCTTCATTCATTGCTGGTGTGCCGAAAACCTCTACTCTTACTGGTCTACTAACTTTTAAATTGTAAACAATGCTACTAACACCTAAACTGGCAACAATGGTATTACTGGCATACCCTTGTAGGTTGGCAACTGTAAACTCATACTTTCTACGTCTTGTAGTGGGAAATGGCAGCCCACCAAACCAAATTGTTTTAGAGGTATCACCACCAACTGCCACCATGATTTGGCCGGCTGTGGGTTGTGTGGTAGGTAATTGATATAAGTTTCCTACGGTGACTGTTCCACCCACAAATAAGTTGGAACTAATACTGGCACGACCTTTTACATCTAATTCAACATTGGGTTTTCTAGTATTGATACCAACTTTTCTTGTGACAACATCTAAGTAAATTAAATCTCCATCAAAGGAGAGGTCCATGCCCTGGCGTTCCAGGTCACGTAGCAGCATTGGGCCGGAAATACGTCCTATTGCCATATTAGAATGGTCCTAAGAAAAGATTTAAACCAATTGATGTTAAGGCAGAATTAGCCACTATATTACCTGCTATGGTGCTTGAATCGTGCAGTTGTACATAAAATCGCTTGCCTAAGTCTGTGGGTGAAAAAGATGTTGTAACAGAAAACGTGGCCGAGTTACTCATAATAGTAGCTGTTCCTGTTTTCAAGAATGTAGGGTCTCCACCATCGATATCTATGTAAGTTATTGGATTCGCAACATCAGCCTTGACTTGCCAAAATAATACAGTACCGTCATTGACTTTGGTTGTTCTTATAGTATAGATGACTGTGCCACCTTTTTGTACAAGATAAAGATTTTGATCAATTTCGTAAGTCTTTGGTAATTCATCAAACAGCTTGATTTCATATTCCACAGTTGTAGTTACAACAGTGCCATGAATATTACCAGTCATTACGTCAACATAAAAAGTTTCATCATACTCAATAATATTATCAGTGACAATCTCAACGTCGAATGTCGCTATATTATTTTGTATTCTAAAAGACCCTGCTAAAATATTTCCAGGGTCGCCAAGAAGAAAGTCGCTATAAACCACAGGAATATTCCCAGGTCTTACTCTCCAATAAAGTTCAGTATTATCTTCTACATTAGTAGTAGTTACTGTGAACGTTGCCACATTAGAATCAAATTCTATTAATCTTGGTAGATTACTGACAATTCTATAACTAGTTTCCGTAAAAATACGTGGTGGAGGACTCCAAGTATACGGTATTTGTTCAAACACATCACCGGGCACAGTACCATGCAAAACTACTATGGCATGACCATCTGGGGGCGGGCTTGTGAACGCAATAGTATAATCATCAATGGTATAGGCTACGCCGGGATTTTGAAAAACATTGTGAACGTAAATCCTTACAAATATTTCATTATTTTTAGGATATTTGTATTTCATAGGACCAAAAACTACTTGAGTTCCAGTACCATAGAACGTTTCTTTGAAAGGATATTCAATTTCACTAGCAAACGCTAATGGTCTCCATTTATTATAATGATAGACTTCGATTCTATTTCTAGTGGAATTAAACCTGAATAGTCCCAAGTTTGGATCATTTGGTCCCAAAACAGAACTACCAATAGGAAGCCTAATACTGTAGCTGCCAGATTTTAATTCTTTATTTTTAGCGAATCGACCCATTCTAAATTCCGATGGTAGACACTGTTGCAATTACCTTGGTGTTATTTTCAAACCAATTATGCTCAATTGTAGCATATATTGTATCACCATCTTCTAGAATAATTTTTTCAGTATCCAAAATGTAAGTATCAAGCACATTGATGGGTACTTGATAATAGATTATATTATTATCGTTGGCAAGAGAATTTTTAGGAACAGCGTGAACAGTTAAGTAAGCAATGCGTTCACCGGTGTTACAAAAATAAGCCGCAGTAATTGCATTACTACCTTCACTGGTAAAAATACTAACTGTAACATTGCTTAAAAAGGTACTAGTTATTGCCATGTCTATTCCTACAAAACCAACGAGAAAACTACTGCTCGTCTTTTAGTTATTAATTCTTCTTGACGTTGTTTTTTGTCAATCACATAGAGTCCAGTTACACCGTTCCCAGGCTCTTTAGCAAACATAATAGAAGCACCCTGTACATATGGAATATTTGCTATTAAACTATTTACATGGTTAATTTGTATACCTGTGTTTGCTTGTTGATTTTCATTATAACCAGGTGTAAAAATAATATTATAAGGATGTTGACTTCTTATTTCATAACCATCTGTAAAAAGATTACCCCCCAAGTGAGGATCTGGATCATCTCTTAAAAATCTCAGTAACTTATACAAAGTAAACGTATCATTACTAGGATCATTTATTCTAGCTGTGCTATATCTATTTGGATGACTAGCACTAAATTCCCACCAGTCTATTGTTTCATTCCACTTAAAGAAAACATTAGGACTTGATCCTCGTCCTATCTCAAGTCCCGAATCTTCAAATGGAGCACCAGTGATGTCAGCATTTAGAGTAATTATATTATCATATATAAAGGTTTCAACAGTTTCAACTCTGGTAAATGTGCCTATTACAACAAGATTACCATTGATAAAAACTGTTTTCTTTCCAGCACCCACAGTGATAAACATATCACCTGGACCTTGTGGTCCAGTGAGCGTGTCTAAATAATAATCACCGGTTATTCTATCGTGGGCTGGCATAAAATATAGCTTTTATCTATTTATGCTTTGCTCTGAGGAAAAAAATAGCACCCGAAGGTGCTATTTTAGGTACAAAGTTGTAATTAGGCAACGTTACCCGGAATATCAACATTTCCACTGAATACGCTAGTATTACCAGATTCTTCAACTTGAATAAATGTATCAGTAGTGCTTGAACTAAAGTTCCAAGGTCCTGTGTACAGAACGACTCCGGCAGTATCAACCGCTGTAAGTTTTCTTCCTGTCATCTTAGTAACAAATCCTAAAGTTCCGTCATCGGCTTTGACTTTGATTGTCATTTCACCTGCTGCTAACGATCCATCAGCTTTATTTGTTAGCACACATGTAGCAGTAGTTCCAGCTGCGTCAACACATCTAAATTTTTTAGAACCACGTTGACTTTGAATAGCACCGTCCACGCTGGCTGTACCATTGTGGAATCTTACACGGATATTATTATTATCATCATACCCAAAATATCTTTTATTAATTGGACGTCCCATTTATTTCTCCTTTTTTGGTGTTCTAGACCTACGAGGTGGGTTCCCCATAAACTCTTTTGAGCGAACAAATATATTTACCAAAAAGATTTACTTTTTTAATTAGATAGTATACAATTAGGTATCGATAAATAGATGATAACCGTTGAGGTATCCTATGAAAAAGTTTCTACTATTAGTGATTCCATTTTTACTTGCTGGTTGCCTTACCACCAAAGAACAGCTTTATTATGAAACTGCTAAGTCAATCAGCAGAGATAATACTATGAGTCAAACAGCCTGCTGGGCTGCTATTTCAGACATAGCCAAAGGCGGAGCAGAAGGAGCAAAGGTCGGAGCCATAGCCTTAGCTGAAAAATGTAAAAATGATACTGTAAAAATTGAAGCACCTAAACGGAATTGGATGGGTTTATAAAAAATTACACTAAATGAAAAAAGGGCCTTACGGCCCTTTTTTCCTTTCCTTCCCATCCCTTAAGGAAGTTGGATTAGCTAAATGTCAATCCACTTACTGGAATACGCTCTAGATAGTCGGCAGCGTTACCTAGCGAGCTAGCTGTGTTTGTTAGCTCAACATATCCGTAACGTGTCATAAAGCCAACTACTGGCTCAAATGTTGCTGGATCAAGAATAACCCCAGAGCTCATTAGAGGTACATATGGGCAATAGAAAGCAGCAGCATCAGCTTCGCTTGTACCCTTATAACCAACTAGAACATCTGTTCCTGTACCAGCATAGCTGTCAACATAAATCTTCATAGCACCATTCAATGTACCAACAAACTTAGTATTGGTTGGAGCTTCGAATGTACCTTCTGTTGTACGAGCAAATGCACTTGTTGTAGCACTCTGTAGTACTGTTAGTACTTCAGGACTTACAACTGCCCAGTTTGCAGCACCGCGACGTGTGCGTTGTGCAATTAGGTTGGCAGCACGATTGATCATAACTGCTAGAGCAGCATGTTCATCACCAACAAATGTAGCTGTACCACTAACTGTAGCTTGATTAAAGCTATATACTGGTGAACCTGCTAGTGAACGTAGGCTAGCTAGAATTTCTTGGTCGATTTCAACTGTGATTTCCTGTGCTAGAGCAGCCATGATTTCTGCTTCTACGTCGATGCCATGCATTGCTTGTGCATCTTGTGCAGCTTCAAATGTCCAACGTGCTGATAGCTTACGTGTCTTAGCTTCAACAACTTGCTTCAAGATTTGAACATTGATTTTGTTACCAGGTACACCTTCTAGTGTTGATGTAGAAGTTGCCTTACCTGGGCTAGCCTCATTACCAGAATATGCTGTTGCAATGCGGAATGGGCTTAGTGCCTCATCACCAGCTGTTGCACCATCATTACCAGCACTTACTGTGTCAGCATAACGAACACGTAGTGTATGGATTTGAGCAACTGGACCTGTCATTGGTTGTACACCAACGATTTCGTTAGCGATAACAGTAGGCATTACACGACGAATAATCGGTAGAATCACACGATTAAGTGTAGCGATTTGACCTGCTGCTGTTGAACCAGCAGTAACAGCCTCCATTAGGCTCCTGCGGGTATTTTCAAGCATAACGCCCATGTTATTGCGGCGTGTGCCTTGTAAGCCTTCAAGCAGGGCATCTTTAGTTTCGCCCCAACGGCTTTCTAATAGTTCTTGTGTCATTTATATTTCCTTTAAGGTTAAACTATTTTTATTTCAACCCTGCTAGACGCTTTAACTCAACCACATTAGTTTCCTTGGGTTCAATAGTTTTAGCATTAGCAGTCTTATCCCCTGTTACTTCACTACGGCTTTCGGTTAATACAGCAGGCTGTGCTGTTTCCTTAGCACCCGTGGTTAGTACGGCAGGAAGATACTTTTCGAATGCAGTCTTCAATTTTGGAGTCTGCACTGACTCGAGAAGTTCACGCATGACCGATTGCTTCTCTCTTACTAAAGTACCAAGTAGCTCGTCCATTACTGCACGGCGATCTTGGCTCTCTTTGATCACGCGAATTTCGCGTTCTTTAGACTCAACTAATTGTTCAGCTTTTTGCTTGACAGCAACAGCTTCTGCAATTTGTTGTTCCTTTTTCTCGATCTCGTGTCTTAGCTTGATAATTTCTTTATTCTCATTTAAATGAGTCAAAGAAAATTCACTAGCAAAGGCTTCGAAAATACGACGTCCAAACATGTTCTCGCGAGCAGATTGGATATCTTCACGTAGTTGGGTTAGTTCAGCACCTAACTTTTGACTTACTGATTCTTTAACTATACGAGCACTTTGTTCAATGAAACGCTTTTGGATAGCTTCAAGTTTGCCTTTTGCTTCAGCTACTAGGCGAACTTTGGTCTCAACCACAGCTTTCTTGTCTTGAGAAAATTCTTTGATTTCCTCAGCAAGAGCACGAACAATAAACTTCTCTAGTCGTGCATAGTTTTCCATTTGAACTTTACGATCGTGATGTAGTTCTTGAACTTCTTCGGCTAATTTCTTAACCATGAAGTCGTTGAAACGACTGGCACTCTCCAACATGTGGTTTTTTACACGCACACGGTCTTCAACGATTGCCTTTTTCTCAACTGCGAACTCTTCGATCTCAGCTTTAAGATTTTCAGTAACCATCTTGTCTAGTGCTTCTACCATTACAGATTTATCGTGTTCATAGCGTTGTGCCATTTCTTCACGAAGTTCGGCACGAATTTGCTCGCGTGCCTCTGTCAACTTGGTTTCCCAGGCTTCATTAATAGCATTACGAGTATCTTCGTTAATAATACCGCTGTCTAGCAATGGTTTTAAAGCGTCAAACATTGCGGTTTCTCCTTAGATTTTAAGGTCTTTGATAAGACGAACAACTTCATCTTTCAAATACTTTTGCACTTTTTGATTTTTACCAGCTTCACTGGCTATTTCTAGCACCTTGTGCCCATTACGCATGTTCAATAAACCTTCGTATATGGCTTTAGGGTAGGCATGTGGAGCACTAGGTTGTGCTACAATGTCTACAGTTTCAATAACAAATCCACTGACGTGCCCAGTGGACTCATGTACTTCGCCGCTGCCGCGACTTGATACGCCTAATTTCACACCACTTTCTAACATGGTGCGAATTAACTGACCCATTGGTGTGGGCAGAATCTTTAGTTTACCATGACCGCAAGGCCCATCCATCCACATTTGTTGAATCATGTGACTGACACGATCTAAATTAATTTTTAGATCATCGGGATGGTCTACTTCACCGAGTACACTGTATCCACCTTTAATCTTTTCATTAATGGATTCTACAGCCTTTGATATTTCATTGACAGGGTAAACACGGTTGTTACCGTTCTTTACCCCACCCTCGATGAATATACCTTTCATGTAAAGATCTTTACCACCACTACCGTCAGTGCGATCCTCAGCGAGAATCTGCATTTGGGCGTGATCAAAAGTTAGATCTTCGCGTAGGTACTTGGTCATATTACTTGTTTCTTACTGTGGTTCCAATAAAGGCTTTTTTATCTACAGGCATTTTTTGTCCTGTAGTTTGACCTTCGTCACCATGCTGCTTTTCATAGCTGGTGTGCTTGTCGGTATAGCCTTTGGTCTTGGCACCAGGAACATTTTCAAAGTTACCGGCATGTTTTACTTGCCCTTGTCCCTTTGTGTACTGATTGCTAGGCTTTGGTGTTGGCTTACCATCGGCTGCTTGCTCTGTACCACCTTTAACGATGTTAGCATTGCTGCCACCCATGTTTACGCCAGGACCAGGCATGCTTTTTGTATTAACTGTAGGCTTGCTGCTGCTTTGTGCACCAACTGTTTGTCCTTCAGCGTTGCTAGGTGTAGCAACTTTGTCTACATACTCACGTACCATGTTGGGGTCAACTGACTCTTCTTTTGGCTCTTCGCCACCGAAGTCAGGATCACTTTCGCCATCACTGTGCTCGGCTTCACCTTCTTCATCGGCCATTAGGGCGTCAAATTCGGCTTTGAGCTCGTCAAGAGCAGCTTCGAGATCCATTACACGATCTTCTAGCTCACCTTCACCACCCATGTCATCCATGTCGCCACCCATGTCGTCACCCATGTCAGCATCCATTTCCATGTCGCCGCCCATGTCGTCGCCGCCCATGTCACCCATTGCTGGATCCATGTCGTCGTCTCCGGCTTCAGCCATGCCCATTTCATCTTCGGCAGCAACTTCGTCAACTGCCATGCCAACTTGGTCAAACCCCTCTTCGTCAATGAGATTTTCATAAATCTCACGTGACTTCTCCACAACGATTTGATGGAAAAGCTCGCGAGCTTTATCTTCATGCTCATTGATAATGTATTCAATTAGCTGTTCATACTTGTTCATTCTAGGGACTCCTATTTGTTTAAAGTATAGTTTTATTTACATAATCTCTTGAGATTATGGTGTTAAATAGGTGTTTTTTAAATGATTTTGATGGACTAAGCCGGCATCGCTGCTTGTGCAGCCGGTTTATACTGCTTGGCTAGTCGTTCTGTGTCGTTGACCTTCTCAAACTTTTTAAGATCATTCATCTGTCTTAATTGTTTGATTTGGGCAAGAGTAAGGCGGGTAGTTCTAGTATCTTTAAGACGAGGACGATTACTATCGTTCTTTTCATCACGATATCCATCGGGTATGGCATTGTCGGCTTCAAATAAATCATATACAAACATATGATTATTTATGCAGTCATTGGTGCAGCAGTGGGTGCTCCACCTAATGGGCTAGCTGCTCCTGTGGGAGGTGGAGCGCCGACCGGCATTCCTGGCATACCAGCTTCGGCCCCAGGCGTCCCGCCTTCTGGCGGTGGCATAGCATTATCAGCCATTTCTAAGTCTGTGGCAAGAGCTCCTGGTGTAACACCTACGCTACGCATACCAACATCCATAACTTCAGGAGCTTCACCCTGTTCCTGTGTCCACATTTCTTCGTTTTCTTGCAATTCTTCTTCGGTTAAGCCAAGGTATCGCTTCATTAAGAATCGTTTACTAAAATAAGGTATTTGTTCTAAACTGGTATATGTTTGGATACGTGCTGCATCAATTTCAACTTGTCTATGCTGTGCAAAATTTTGTGGCTCATTTAGCTTGATCTCAAATAATTGCCCGTCGATGTTGATGCCACGCCAACGTAAAAATGTTTTAAATTCTTGGTCTAGGACATTGGCAATCATACTTTGTAATCTTATACAATAACGATTGAAACGCCATTCTTGAATTAAAGCAGTACCAACTCTACCATCTGTATAACTTTGCGTCCCATCGTCTAGGCCAGTAGGCAAGTAACTGCTAGGTATTCTTAATCCACGGAATAATTTGTTAGTGAAGAAGCGTAAATCAGTGATTTCGCCTAGATTTTGGCCGCCTGCTAATGTTTCCACACTACTTCCACGTCCATCTGCTGTTTGTGGGAAGAAGTAATCTTCATTTGTACTTAATGGATTATATGTAGCATCCATCATGTTCACACCGCCACCAGTTTGCGTTGGTATACGACGTTGATGAATTTCATTTTTGATTCGTTCCACAAAAGCCATGGCCATGTGGTTTGGCATGTTGCCTACATCAATCTTAAATATCCTACGCTCCGGAGCACGCTGTACACGATAGATAATAATAGCATCTTCGAGTAGTTCTTTCTGTTTAAATACCTTGAAAATATTTTCTAGTACGCTGTTCCCAAATGGCCAAAATATGTCTAAGCCTTCTGTTAAACTTATGTGTGTGATATGTTTAGCATCAATGGCCAACTCGTTTTGACTGTTTTGAAAGCGGCTACCACCAGTGAATGGAGCATTTGGCTGAATATATGCACCACTGGGCCCACCAACTTGTGGGTGCTGCATATAAGTGTCGGAAGTTGTAACTGCTGTAACAGTTAAATTTTGCAGATTAGGATTAACATCCTTCATCACATATTGCTCAGGTTCTTTGCCCTTGCCTTCATTTACAATAATTTTTGTAACTTTACTCATTTCAACCCAGAACAATTTGAAATTTTCCGGATCTCTTACAAAAATTTGATCACCATATTTAAGAGTATTTCTCACAATTTTAAAGATTCTACGATGCAGATCATTCAAGTTACACCATTGCTGCAATTGTTCTTTAATGATTTCAACTTCAGTATCAGTTGGTTTATCGTTGTAGTGAATACTAAAAGGCAAGTTAGTAGTGTCGTCGGGTTGGCTGCAAAATTCAGCCAAAATATCTAAAGCAGCATTAACTTCAGAATCCATGTCCATTTGTTCGTACTGATTGTATCTTTCAATACGATTAGGATGCCCAGTATACAACTCGGGTAAATTACTTTGATAATTCCTGTATGCAGGCGACGCACTGGGCAAGTTGCCAGACCCCGAATTACCCAACGGACTTAAAAGTGCAGCATTAGGCGTTTTAAAGTATTTTTTCCAAGTCATTAATTAGAATCTCACTAATATGATATTTAGTTTTTATATTGACGTAGTGGCAAATCTAGACTGTATCGATTCTAAATTATCCATTGTAATTCCAAGATCTCTAGTGGCATTGACATGAGTCTTGAGCAACATTACTTGTTCACGCATGAGTTGACGCATATCATTTTGAAAATCTCTTACTTCTGTACCAGAAGTTGCTGTGTCTAATTTAGCCAGCATACGTTCTAATGCTTGCGAAATATCAGGCTTTTTGCTGGTTTCAGAAATCATGGTATCTAACTTAGCTGCTATTTTTTCAAAGGCTTGATTAGCTGCCGACATTTGATTTACTTGTAAATTATTTAAAATAGTACCGGTTTCACGAGAGACAAGCAACTCTGGGCCTTGTTCGCCCACGAGATAAGTTCTATTTGGCAATACTGGACCGCCCTGAGCCCTAGGTGTTGGTTGCTGGGGATTAGTCTTTTGATTTCTTCTTTTTCTTTCTTCTTCTAGAATTTCCTTAATACGTTCTTCTCTTCCCTGTGCCTCTATGCCGGCAGCATCCCTGCTATTAGGGCCCCCGGGGAATCTGTTGTATTTTTCTATTCCCGGTAAATTGTCAAATATGCCACTAATCTTTGCTGCACCACCGGATAGTACTTGTGCCAAGGATTCTAACCCACCGGCCACAGCTTGCATGGGTTTCGACATCATAGCATTTATTTCATTTTGAGCCGTAATAGCAGCTTCAGTAGTTTTAGTATACTCGTTAAGTAATTTGTCAGTTCTATTAACTGTATCTGCCAAACGTTTTTGTGCTCCTTCTATGTCCTCGGGCCTAGCAACCATAGAAGCACTCATTGTATCTAAATTATCTGCAATAGTTTTTACTGATCCAGGAACATTTTGTAAGGCATTGCTGGCGGCTAAAAAGGGATTGTCACGCATAAATTGCTGCACAGCCGGCTGTAATCTTCCTTCAATTTCTATACGTTTTGCTGTTATTGCCGAAGCATCTGCACCACTTTCAATCATGCCCTTGAGTTCTGTAATGGCTGTCCTAAAACCAGGAACACTGTTAACAATAAATGCTAATTCTGGTGTTATTACATCACCAAAGGGCGATACCGATTCGGTTATAGCATCTGAAAATACTTTCATCGAACCCTTCATAGCACCCTGATAAGCCTTTAATTGCTCGGGGCCCAAGGACGCAACTACTCGTCCACGCAAGGATGCTTGTCTTGCTTCTTCATTTAGTTGTTTAGCATTTTTACCGGTCAACTCGCTTAATAATTTCATGCTTTTACCAAGCTCTAATGTGTCCTTGGTTAAATTAGTATTGGCTCGTCCTGCTGCACGATTATTAGCCATTGCTATAGCAGTTAATTCTGCTTGTTCGTTAACATTGTAACCCAGTGCAGTTAGTTGCTGACCAAGCTCACCACCATTGGCACGCAGTTCTCTAAAGGTATTTGCTATGTTCTTAGCAGCAACACCACCTGCAAGTCCCATATGTTCTATATATGGTCTAGCACTTTCAAGAGCTTTGGCAAATTGTTGCACATTACCAAAGCCTGATTCCAAAGCTAAAGTACCTAATCCACTCAAGCCATCTGCTAATATTATCCCACTACTAGTAATACTTCTGTATGAACTTACTAAATTACGGTATTGTTCTATCAGTATTCTACCAAAAGCTAACGCAGCGTCACCGCCCAAACCCAAGCTCTTGACAAAAGTATTATTCAATGTATTAGAAACTTTTTCAGAAGCGGCTGATGCAGCACCTCCTAATCCCTTGATAGCATCGGACCCTAGGCTCATAATAGATTCAGTAGCGTCCAGGGTATCCATAAATGGATCCAGACCTTGACTGAACCTCAGACTTATTGCAGCTATCTGTTGTGTAGTATTTTTGAAAACATTTATCAGCTGATCGGCTCCGGTACGCAGTATAGAATCTATGTCCTCCATACGTCTACGCATTTCTTCTCTACGCTGTGGATCCTTTTCATTCCTCATTTCACCTTCTATTCTATCCCGGTCGCGTTTGAGCTCAGATGGGGTTTTTCTGGTAGTTGCAGCACTTGCACTAGGAATAACAAGTTTGGCCATGCTATCCGCGGCCTTACCCACGGACTTCAAAGTTTCTTTGGCAACTTCAGTAATAGATGCTAATGCACGGCTGGCTTCTTCTTCTGTCATATAATCCACCAATAAATATAGCTATATCAATTTATTTATGGGTATTTTCTATGGCAAATCCGCTGCAAAAACATTTTAGACAACCTAGTATTCACATGTCGCTACCTTCCGAAGGTAGGTGGTGGAAACCCGGGAGTCTTGAACTCCCAGCCACAAGACAGGTTCCTGTGTATCCCATGACAGCCAAAGACGAGATTGTATTAAGAACACCGGATGCATTGATGAATGGCAGTAGCGTTATTGAACTATTTCAAAATTGTTGTCCTGCAATAAAGAATGGATGGGCTGTACCCAACATAGATGTTGATGCCTTACTTATAGCAATAAGGGTAGCTAGTTATGGTCCCATGCTAGATATCAACAACAAATGCCCACATTGTGGTGCAGATAATTTACATCAATTCGATTTAACTACTAGATTAGAAGCAATAAAATGTCCCGATTTCAACGAAACTGTTAGGCATGACGGCTTAGAATACAAATTCCAACCACTTACGTATTTTGGTATAACAAGAGAAAAAACTATAAACTTCCGTGAATCTAAACTATTGGAAGCATTAGAGGCCGAAGGTGTTGACACCGCAGAAAAAGAAAAATTAATTAGGGAAGCAGTGAAGAATCTTTCAGATGCAAATATTTTAAGTCTAGCATATCAAACAGAAAGCATTAAAACCGATGAAGGCAAAGTCGACGATTTTAATTATATACACGAGTTTTACACTAACTCCAGTGCAGAAACAATAAGATATCTCAACACTAAACTAAAAGAAATTTACGATAAGGTACGTGTGCCAGATAACAAAGCTGCTTGCGTAGAGTGCAGTAAGGAATACACTATACCTTTTGAATTTGATTATTCAAGTTTTTTCGGACGAGGCTTTTGACATCGACTAATGACGAAATAGTTGCGTATCTTGATGGGCTCGATCAAGAGTCAAAAGCCATAAAAAGTGAATTATTAAAGATGTGTTGGTTTATGAGAGGTGGACTTACATACGATGAAAGTATGTTATTAAGTGTTGATGAACGTAAAATCATTGCAGATATCATTGCTGAAAATTTAGAAACTACTAAAAAGTCAGGTATGCCATTCTTTTGAGATTTGCTTTGCAAATCTATTTCTTTCGCTTACGCTCAGAAATCTTTTTTCTATTATTAATTTTGCATTCATCCAGATAATTCAGTCATAATTTGCCCGCTAGGAGCAAATTATGATGACGCCTTCATCCGAGTGCATCAGTCACTGATCTAGTAGAGTTGTTTATTCAACAGGAGGCGGTTGACCTGTACCCCCATACTCTAGCTTTTGCATGTCAACGGAACCCTTGTTGCACTAATCAGCAGCACAATTCGAGCCTACGGTTGTCGCTTTTTCACAGAGCCGTAACCATTTGAAGCCTAAAGTTAGTTTCTTACCTCGCAATGCCCAAGATCTGACGGTAAATGAATACAGCCTCAATGGGAGTCGAGCAGCCCCGACCAAACACTATTGCATGTTAACGGCACAAGGCCGCGATTGATTCTTTATTATTGTTAAGGAATTGTTCTAGATCGAATATTTGCCAGACATGGTGTCTTGATCTGTAAGTGAATGAGCTAAGGGTCGGGTCCCAGTTGTGATTATGTGGTACTACTACGTATGTGCCTTTGCGATTGAACTTCATGAACAGAATGTTAAAATCACCCTTGTCAGCTACCTCTAACATCTGTTCAATCCATCCGTCTAATTGCTTGCATGAGCCTGTGAATAATTGATGAAATGGAAAATCTGAGTAATTTTTTGCTTCAGCGTTCATACGACCAAAACTGGGTCCTGGTACAATGTCGCCTTTGCTGTGCCTAATCTGTGCTTCTGATAAATTATCTTTTCTATGTGTGTTTTTGCCACCGATATAAGCACCAGAATTAGTAACTCGAATGAAACTTTCACCAAAGGTTTCTGACAACAACTTGGCTACGTCACGTTCGAAACTACTTCCTTTGTTCTTACTCTTTGATGGCATTTAAATTATTACTTATACTTTATAGAGTCTCATGGGTGGCTTTTGACAAGCTATTATCTTTTTTATTGTGTAATATTAGTATGTTCATCCCATTAAACCTCTACTTCGTTACTGTATGTGGTAAAACCATTCTGTTTTGTCACACGCAGTATGTTTCCTACCCTACTGACTAACTCGTCCCTATGACTTACTAGCCAGATACTTTTTCGGGCATCCCTACTGATTTTCTTGAGTATGGCTAGACTACTTTCCATACCCGAAGCATCCAAGCCCGAATCCACTAACTCGTCGACAAATAGTAAATTCATCCTATGATATAAACTTTCGTATACATCGCGGAATGCCCAGCTTAGACTCAGTATTAATCTGTTTCGTTCCCCTCGGGATAGATTGTCGAAATCTAGGTCTCTACCTAACTCAGTGATTTCCACAGAGAGATCGTTCTTGAACTGCACTTGATGCGGTAAACCGATCTTCTCCAAGTAATAACCAAGTCTTGTATTTAAGTAATTTAAGTTTTGATCTATGATTTTCTTACGAATAAAGCTATCTTTGTTGGTCAATAGCTTTAATAAAAATTCTTCATGATCACGTTGCTGCGATAGTTGATTAATACGATCATAAGATATTTCAACTAGAGCAGTTTGCCTCATATCTACAATTTGTTCAGCGTAGGGATCAGTTTCCGTCGCTTTTGCTGTAATTTGTTGTTGCAGACCAGCTAGTGTAGCACGATGTTCGATAGCATCGCTTTCTCTATCATAAAACACCGTGGGTCTCGTGCCTAGTTCACCTAGATCAGCAAGTTGAGTTCGTAGT